CCTGATGGCCTCCAGCACTGACCCGACAAAAGCCGTATCTGGCGACACTGCCTCCACCAGAACTGCGGGGTTGTGCTTTGCCACCGCGAATAGGACATCCCAGGCTTCGCGCCTGCCCGAGATGATGTCGTGCAGGATGTCCAGGGCTTGATTGTTTACACTCATTGCCGACCCTCCATAGCCTGGGCGATAGCGGCCCGCATCAGTGCGTCGATTTCAGGCGGCACGTCCCCGCCTGCCCAATAGTCCGCCACTGTTTTCAGCGCCTCCAGCAGGTCAGGCGCGGCGGCAATCAGGCGGGCGATGGATTCCACCTCCTCCCGCTCCATGCCTGGGGCCGTGTTCACCCTTATCAGCGTGGGCAGTTCTGCGGGGCCGATGTAATTGCCATCGGCAAACCATTGCGCGTGTTTCATGTTTACACACCCTTCAAAGCGCGAGAGTCTTCCACTATCTGATTGATTTTTTTAACCCAACCTGGATTGCGGGCGATTACCTCGTCAATGACATCGTCCAATTCCGCAAGACTCCTTTTTCTCAGTGGATTCTTGACCTGGGGAAAACAGACCTCCAGCACCGCAGTGCTGGTGCCCTGGTTGTCGCCACCCGACCGGGCGAACGGACCCCGAGCCTCGGCCCGGATCAGGCGCAGGGGGCGACCCTGCACAAGCGAGCGCGAGGCTGGGGACACGCTGCCCTCGGTCCACGGGTTCCCCCCCATGCGGATCACCTCGCGGGGACGGTCCACGGTCCAGTCGCCCCGGACCCCCTCGGCCCAGGTCGCCAGCGCAGCGCGGGCTGCATCCTCTGTCTCAAAGAATTGCGCGTACATGTTTACACCTCCACCCCCTGCGGGGACTACTGGTTTCAAATCACCCCGGCCCATACCAGGGCCAGGGCCAGGATCAAGAGGGCCAGCGCTGCCAGCCCCACCTTGTCGTCGGGGGTCATGCTGCCCCCTTCATTTTCTGAAAGGCAACCCGTCCCAGGTCTGCGGGCCGGTCAACCCGGACAGAACCAGCACCGTAAACGCTGCGGACGTCGTACCCGATGCCAATCCCGATAGTCGAAATGCCCAGGTTCTCGCCCTGCTGCACCTGTCGGGATGCGTTGGCGCGGTCGCCTACACCGTCGCCCAGGACGAAAGCCACGCGGCGGGTTGCATGGTGGCGCAGCAGCATCTGATGAGCCAACCTGATGGCCGCGTAATCGTTTGTGCTCCCGCCCGTGCGGATGCGTTCCAGGGTGGCTCGGGTCTTCAGTGCTGGGGTGCTGCCGAAGTCGCGGAGGCGATACAGGTCATTGTCGAACCCCAGGATTGCGACATCGACCCCGGCTTGCATCAGGGTCTCGGCCAGTGCCCAGGTACAGGCGGCGGCAACGTCGATCTTGCTGACGACGTTGTTGTCAAGAGCGCTCCACATTGACCCCGACATGTCCAACAGCAGCACGGCGGCGGAATCGATACCGTCGCGTTCAAAGCGGCGTGTAAAGACATCCTCTCCACCGTTGGGCACCCGGTGCAGCGCACCAGGGTTCAATCGGCCCGAGCGGTAACCCGGCTCGACCCAATCCTGAGCGGTGTTCTCGAAAAGCCTGCGGACCTGATACCGGAGGCCACCCGGGATCGCGACATCAAGGGAGCGGGCCTGCTGTGATTCGGGCCATCCCGCCTCGTTTGCCTGGGCGGTGAAGGTGCCGCCCGTGTCACCCTTGGTGGCAGGGCCCTGCGGCTCGACCTCCATGCTGTGGCTGTTGGGGCGGGGCTTCCTGGCCTCGCCAGCGTCTTCCGGGGTGTCGCCCTGGCTCTCCCCTTCCCCGTCATCCCCGGCCCCATCCTGGCCCTGCTGCTGGCCTTGCTGGTCGCCCTGCTGGTCACTGGTCTGGTCGCCCTGGCCGTCGCCCTGGCCGTCGCCTTGCTCGTTGCCGGGTTGGTCGCCCTGCTGCTGGTCTTCGGGCTTGCTGCTCTGCTCGGGTTGCTGCTGTTGCATCTGTGCAAAGACCCATTGCGCGAGGGCCAGCGTGTCACTGCTGCTGGTGCAGGCGGGCAGGCGGCGCAGTGCTTCCCGATAGGTGGGCATCAGCGAGGCGGGCACGGGCACGGTGACACCGTACTGGCGCAGGTAGACGGCCAGGGAAAACGGGTACTGCGCGATAGCGGACCAGTCCACCGTGGCCGGGGCATCGTCCACCATTCCCCGGATGAGTTGATGCAGCAGGCCACGGGCGTTGCCGGTCAGGCCTTCCCGGATGCACCGGGATTCAATCCAGGCGTCTTCGATGGCATTGTGTAAACGGTCAACGTAGGGTCGGCCATCGCGGGCGTTGAAGTCGGTATAGCGGCGGTGCAGCAGTTCATGAAGCAAAAAACCGGCATACCGGGCAACCTCGGTGCGGGTCACCGTCGCATCGTCTGCGATGTCTGCCAGGGTCGCGTTGCCCTGCGCGTCAATGCAAGCGGTCGATATCGGCCCCCAGGTGATGGTGATGGAGGGCAGGCCCCACATCTTGCAGAGCATGGCCCCGAAGGACTCCAGGCCTGCGCGGGCCTCGAAACCCCGGACGGTGGGGCGGGACATCAGGTTTTCGATCTTCATGCTGCCTCCTGGGCAATGATGGTTTCGTCGATAGCGGTTGAGTAGATCGCGGCCAGTGCGACCTGCGACTCCATCGGCTGACGGGCGGCGATGGTCACTCTCCAAGCCTCGGAAGGCGGGAGCACGCTGCAAGCCTGGGTGAAGGCGATAGCCTGTCTGAAGGTCGGCGGGTCGATCAGGTCTCCCGTCTCCACCTTGGCGCGGGCCAGGGTGAATGCCTGGATGACGTGGTCTGCCATCCTTTGGGTGCACCCGGTGTGCAGCACCAGGGCGGCGGCTTCGTCGGAGGGGTCCAAGTAGGTGAGGGGCACCACGAACGAGAAGCGGTCCATGGTCGCAGTGTTCATCGTTTGAACACCCGCGAACCGGCCCCCGGTGTCGCCCTGCCCGTTGCTGTTGTCGGCACCAAAAAACAGAGTGCCCAGCGCCCGCGTGTAAACCTTCTCACCGTGACTGATGCGGGGTTGACCGGGTTCCAGCAGGCCATTGAGCACTGCCATGACCGCAGGCGACCCGGTCGCGGGTTCGTCGATCAGGCAGATGGTACCGGGCGTGGTGAAGGCGCGAAGGATCGGACCCGGCTGGAAGACGGTATCCCCTCCCTTGATGCCCACGGCCCCGAGGAAGTCGTCCACCCCTGCCAGCTTGTGCATCTGGAAGCGCTCAAAGGCGCGGCCAGTGCGGGCGGCGTACTGCTGGACGGTCTGGCTCTTGCCGACCCCGGCGGGGCCAGCAAGCCAAGCATTGCGCCCGGTAGCCTCGGCCAGGGCCAGCATCCTAAGCACGGGCTCGGTCCAAATGTGGCAGGCATCCACCGGGGGCGCAGTGTCTGCCCAGGTGGAGAACATGAGCGGACGGCCCCGAGCATCGCGGGCATCCACCCCGAACACGTCCATAGCACTAGCACGGCCAGCAGGACCGGCCACCTGGGCGCGGACATCGGCCTCTGTGCTGTTGGCCTCTGCTGCGGCGCGGACCGGGCCCCAAGCATCAGCGACTGCCTGCCTCATTGCTGCCCTGATCTCCTCTACTGGCATCGTGCCCAGTGAGTCGGCCAGGGTCTGCACCTGGGCGCGTAGGCTCTTGGTCTCGGCCTGGGCTGCGTTGGCTGCGTTCTCCACCCGGGCATGGAGCGAGGCGACATCAGACCCGAGTTGTCCCAGGCGGGCATTGGTGCCTGCCTGCTGCTGCCCCAGGTTGGCGATGCGCTGATCCATGGATTGGATTTCCGCCGCCACTGTTGACATCGAAACCTTGAGGCCGGTCACCTCTAGTTCTGTCGCGCCGACCTGGGCGGCGAGGCGCACCTGGGCGGGGTTTGCCGGGGTCGGTGCCTGGGCGGCGGGCGCGGGCTTGTTTACCGTCGCGGTGATGGGCGTCGGGTAACTCATGGGTTGGGACTGCTTCACCTCGGCCAGGGTCATGCGGCCAGCGTCGATTGCGGTGGCCACGGTGCGGGCCATCTGCGCCTTTGAGGGGATGGGGGCCAGCCCGAGGCGGGTGTATGCATTGGCGATATGCCCCATGGGCATGCCCAGCAGGGTGTTAAGTGTTGCGCTCATGGTTCAAACCTCCTCGGCGGCGGACAGTTGCGATTCCAAGGCGAAGGTGTCGCCATCGGTGGGGCAGGTCGGCAGGCCCAGCGCTGCCCACTTGGCAGACAGGCGCACCGTGTACCCGCAGGTGGGACAAGTGGCCTTGAGCATGCGGGTGCTTTGGGTCTTCTTCACCCCGACATTCAGCGCTGCATGCGGGTACGTGCCCAGGGTCTGCAAGACCTGGGCGTATTGCGCGGCGAAGTCTTCAGCACCGGCAACCTGCCTCCAGTTGTCGCCCATCGGGCAAAGCCCGAGATTCGCGGCCAGTTCAATATAGGCCCCTGATGAGTGCGACATCGCACCGGGCGCGGCATGGGCCAGCGCCCCGATCAACTGCGCCAGCACCTGGGCCGGGTCATCAAGGGTCGGGCTGACCATCACCTCGTAGGTTTGGTCGGCGCTGTCGGCATCGGCCCAGCATTCGGCCAGGGTGCCGCTGCGACTGAACGTCGATGGCAGGCCGCATGTCACGCGGATGCGGGCCGGAAGGGTTGCGCCAGCAGTGGCGAAGATGGGGCGGGCCTGGGCGACTGCCTCGGCCAGCCATGACTCACGGGTAGGGTGTGTCATGCTGCTTCTCTCCTGTTACTTCTTGAAAACCAGCAGCGACAGAACCTCTCGCTGCGTCCGTGCGTCGATAGTGCGCGGCAGGCCCAGGCTTAGGCCGCGCTCGTTGGCGTGGAACCGGTATTCCGAAATGGTCCCGCGCCAGCCTGATGACGGGTGATAGGCGAACATCTCGCCAACCTCGACACCATCAGCCAGCAGCGGAGACCTGCGGAAAAACGACTTCGCGCCTATGGGGTACTTCAGCCTTAGTTGCACTTCTCTCTCCTGTGTCGTCCGGGCACTGTTGCCCGTCGCCCCATACGGGGAACCGTAGTGTAGTGCAAGTGTTTCAACGGGTGCAAGTACCAGCACCACAAGGGGCGGACGGAAGGGGCTCTAGACCACAAGTCGCGTGCGCGTGATGTGCGCGTGATGCGGGTATCTGTGTTGCATCAGGCTAGCAATAGGGTCAAACCCTCGGTCTTATATAAGACTGCTGTGCATAACCTGTGGATAACCGGGTTTTAGCCATTTTTTTTGGGTGCCTAAGGCCTACGTATAGGGTGCTCGAAAAAAACGGCTTAAATCGAGTTGCACACAAGTTATCCACAGTTGCTCCATAGGTAATGCCTCATTTTTAAGCACAAACAAAGGCTTATCCACAGGCTGTGGATAACTTCTTGCAAAAAGGATAACCTGTGGATAACATTGCGAACGAATGCCGCCAGCGGCAAGGGTGGCGATAGTGATTAAGGGGCGCAAAGCCCGAAGGGTGAGAACCGTGAGCAATGTGACCGGCAAGGACTACATGCAGGCCCTGGACTCGGTGGGCCAGGATGAGGGAGATGACGGGGACGTTTACACACTAGACGGCCCGGACACCTACAGCGAAGCGGAACAGATGGCCGATGCCGCAGAAGCACCAAAGATCAGAGGGGATGGACAAGTAGTAGGGACTGCAGAGTGGAAAAGACAAAGACCCTTGACGGTCCAGCAGCAGGCCTTCGCAGCAGGGGTGATCCAGGGTAAGTCACTGCGACAGGCGTACCGAGACGCCTATCCGAACGCCCAGGCGAATGACCAGTCAATCAGCGCCACCGCAGCGCGACTGATGAAGGATGAACGGATCACAAAGCTAGTCCGGGAAGCCTGGGAGGAAACGCAAGAGGCATTGACGGATGACCCGCAGGCAATGCGGAGGCATGTTGTCAGGCAGTTGGTGGCACTAAGCAAGACCGCAGCACAAGAGGGCAGCAGGTTGAAAGCCCTTGAGTTGCTGGGACGCAGTGCAGGCATGTTCCGGGATGTTCAGCAGGCAGCAGACAAGCCCCTCACCGCCGCTGAACTCAAGGCCGCATTGAGCGGACACCTCAAGCTAGTAGGCCAGACGACGCGTAAACGGACAGGCACCGACGATGCGTGAGCAGCACGAGGCAGGCCACGCGGGCGCGTGTACACAGATCAGCGTTTGCACGGGGGGCGAGGCGTAAACGGCGGAGCGGGGAACCCACCGGCACCGGACCCCCCGCTGTGCATGACTGACCACCCTCCCGCGTACTACGCTCTAATCCACTCCCCCAAATATCCCTCCATACAAACCCCCCCCCCTTCATCCGCCAATCAACACCCCCCCGGGGTATATATTTTTCAGAAAGATATTGTTCGCATGGAAACAACCGTTTACACTCCCATTAGTGACTATGCGATGCCAACAATATTGGCGGAGAAGGCTCTGAAGGATTTGCACAATGCTGCTTTGAACAGAGAGTTTGACAAGGCGATTGAGTTTGCTTTGGAGGCAGCGGTTCAGTGCAGGATGGCGAGTGCTGCTTTGCGTGGAATGGCAGAAGAGGAGAGAAGGCGTGACAGACAGGTGGCAGTTGGTTCTTGATTTCATCAGGGCTTACATCAAGAGGCATGGGGTATCGCCTTCTTATGAGGTGATGGCTAAGAGCTTGGGATTGAAATCAAAAGCGAACATGCACAGGATTGTGAAGAGGCTTGAGAAGGAGGGCCACCTCAAGGTGGCCCCTGGAAGGTTCTATGGCGTGAAGGTTGTGGACAGGTCTATTGATGAGGTGGTGAGTCTGTGACGTTGTTGTCTAAGCAGGAGATTGGGCAGTACCTTGCGGTTGTGGACAAGGTGCCTGAGGTTGAGCGGAACAAGATCTTTGCCTTGTTGGAGATGGACAGGGTTGAGAGGTGCCGGGAGAGCTATTTGTTTTTTGTCAGGCAGATGTGGCCTGGGTTTATCTCTGGGCGGCATCATCAGATCATGGCGGAGGCTTTTGAGAGGGTTGCTGCTGGGGAGTTGAAGAGGTTGATCATCAACATGCCTCCCCGGCACACCAAGTCTGAGTTTGCTTCGTACTTGCTTCCGAGTTGGTTCTTGGGCAAGTTCCCTGAGAAAAAGATCATCCAGACCGCCCACACTGCGGAATTGGCAGTGGGGTTTGGCAGAAAAGTAAGAAACCTTGTGCAAAGTGAACAATATGCCAAGGTGTTTGACACAAAGCTGTCTAGCGACTCCAAAGCAGCGGGCAGATGGAACACCCACAAAGGCGGGGACTACTTCGCTATTGGTGTTGGCGGTGCTGTGACGGGTAAGGGTGCGGATCTGTTGATCATTGACGACCCGCACAGTGAACAGGAGGCAAAGCAAGGCAATCCTGAGGTCTATGACGGCGTGTATGAGTGGTATACATCTGGTCCTCGGCAGCGTTTACAGCCTGGGGGGGCCATCATTGTTGTGATGACCCGCTGGTCTAAGAAGGATTTGGCGGGGCAGATCCTCAAAGGGGCAGAAAGAGACGGCTCTGATCAGTGGGAAGTCATTGAATTTCCTGCCATATTGCCCTCTGGCAACCCTCTTTGGCCTGGATTTTGGTCAAAAGAGGCCCTGGAATCGCTCAAGGCTGAGCTTCCAGTGGCGAAATGGGAGGCTCAGTACCAGCAGAACCCAATTTCTGAGGGTGGAGCCATTGTCAAGCGTGAGCAGTGGCAGATTTGGGATCAAGAAGCGCCTCCTGCGTGCGAATACATCATCCAAAGCTGGGACACAGCCTTTGAGAAGAACAACAGGGCTGACTTCTCAGCTTGTACAACGTGGGGTGTGTTTGACCACCCTAATAAACACGGTGATTTGAGGCCCAACATCATCCTTTTGGATGCCTACAAGGCTCGTTTGGAGTTCCCGGATCTTAAAAAGAAGGCATTTGAGATGTGGAAGGAGTGGGATCCTGACACTTTGATCGTGGAAAAGAGGGCAGCGGGTGCTCCTTTGATCTATGAGATGAGAAAGATGGGAATACCGCTTTCGGAGTACACACCGGGCAAAGGCAGCGATAAGATAGCCCGTGTAAATTCAATCGCAGACCTGTTTGCATCAGGGGTGGTGTGGTGCCCGGAGAAAAGATGGGCAGAAGAGGTCATGGAAGAGATGGCCTCTTTCCCAAATGGGGACCATGATGACCTTGTGGACTCGTCCAGTCAGGCTTTGATGAGGTTTAGACAGGGCGGGTTCATTGCAATTGACAGCGATGAGAAAGACGAACCGATGCATAAGCGCCGGAACGTCTCCTACTACTGATTCTGAAGGCACAACATGGCAACCAACACTGACACCGCTCTGATCCCCTTGGACATGGGCTTGATGGGCGATGAGCCTGCGATTGAGATTGAAATTGAAAACCCCGACGCTGTAAACATTGGGATTGACGGCGTTGAGATTCAATTGATGCCGGAAATTGAGACGGCAGAGGAGTTTGACGCCAACCTTGCGGAGTTCATGGACGAAGGTGAGCTTCAGTCTTTGGCTTCAGAGCTTGTGGATCTCGTGGACGCAGACATCAACAGTCGCAAGGACTGGACAGAGATGTTTGTCAAGGGCTTAGAAGTCCTTGGGATGAAGTATGAGGAGCGCACAGAGCCCTGGAACGGGGCTTGTGGTGTTTACAGCCCTCTTCTGACGGAAGCCGCCATTAGGTTCCAATCAGAGATGATTACTGAGACGTTCCCGGCTCAAGGTCCGGTCAAGACGCAGATCATTGGCGCGATTGACCGACTGAAAGAAGAAGCAGCAGAGCGAGTTCGTGACGACATGAACTACATGCTGACCGAGCGGATGATTGATTACAGGTCCGAGCATGAGCGGATGCTGTACTCCCTTGGCCTTTCTGGTGCTGCTTTCAAGAAGATCTACCCGAACCCAAGCACGGAACTGCCTGCTGCTCCGTTTGTCCCGGCTGAAGACCTGATCATGCCCTACGGGGCGTCAAATGTTTACACAGCCGAGCGTGTGACCCATGTCATGCGCAAAACCGAGAATGAGATCAAGAAATTACAGGTCGCGGGCTTCTACATCAACACAGAACTGGGTGAACCTGTCAGGTTTTTCACTGACATTGAGAAGAAAAAGGCAGAAGAACAAGGGTATACCCTGACTGACGATGATCGGTATCAGGTTCTGGAGATCCACGTAGACTGGGACATGCCGGGGTACGAAGATGAAGTTCCTTTGCCGTATGTGGTCACGGTCGAAAGAGGCACCAACACCGTCCTATCCATCCGGCGAAACTGGAACGAAGACGACGACAAGAAACTCAAGAGACAACACTTCGTCCAGTACACGTACATTCCTGGTTTTGGCGCTTATGGTCTGGGTTATATCCACCTTATTGGTGGTTATGCTCGCGCTGGCACTTCCATCATCCGGCAATTAGTGGATGCTGGCACCCTGTCCAACCTGCCCGGTGGCCTGAAGTCTCGCGGTCTTCGGATCAAGGGCGACGACACGCCTATCGCTCCGGGCGAGTTCAGGGATGTGGACATTCCTTCGGGGAGTGTGCGTGACAACATCATGCCCCTTCCTTACAAGGAGCCGAGCCAAGTTCTTGCGGCGTTGCTTCAACAAATCACGGAAGACGGACGCAGGCTTGCAGCTATTGCTGATTTGAAGATCAGTGATATGTCTGCCCAAGCTCCTGTTGGGACAACGCTGGCAATTTTGGAGCGGCAACTCAAGACCATGAGCGCTGTCCAAGCGCGGGTTCACGCATCTCTCCGCATGGAGTTCAAACTCCTGAAGGGAATTATTCGGGACTTCCTGCCGAGTGAGTATCCATACACCCCGGAAGGCGGGGATCGGTCTGTTAAACAGGCTGACTACGATGTAGTAGAGGTGATTCCTGTAAGTGATCCAAACGCGGCGACGATGGCGCAGCGGATCATGCAGTACCAAGCTGCTCTTCAGTTGGCTCAAGGTGCTCCACAAATTTACGATCTGCCACAACTCCACAGGCAGATGCTGGAAGTTTTGGGTATCAAGAACGCTGAGAAGTTGGTGCCTGTTGAGGACGACCAGAAGCCCCGAGATCCTGTGTCAGAGAACATGAGTTTCCTGACAGGTAAGCCTACAAAGGCGTTCATTTACCAAGATCATCAAGCGCACATCACGACTCACATGAGCATGATGCAAGACCCGATGATCATGCAAATGATGGGCCAGAACCCAATGGCGCAGCAGATGATGGGCGCAGTGATGGCTCACATCGCAGAGCACATGGCGTTTGCTTACAGGCAGCAAATTGAGCAACAACTTGGCGTTCCAATGACAGCGCCCGACCAAGAACTGGATGAGCAGACTGAAGTTCAGTTGTCTCGTCTGGTGGCCCAGGCGGCTCAACAATTGCTGCAAAGCAACATGGGTAAAGCGCAGCAGCAGCAAGCCCAGCAACAGGCACAAGACCCTGCATTGCAAATGGCTCAAGCTGAACTGCAACTCAAGCAAGCCGAGATGCAACGTAAAGCTCAAAACGACCAGATGGACTTCCAAATCGCGCAGCAAAAGTTGCAACTTGAAGCGCAACGTCTACAACTTGAGGCCCAGAAGAATCAGGGCGAAGACCCCCGGCTAAAGGCTATGCGGGCGCAGCAGGAGCTTCAACAGAAGGAACAAATTCACCAACAAAAAATGAGGCA